GGTGGTGCAAATGTAACTGATGCTAAATCAGGTGATACTTACTCTGGGGCTGCTTATGGATATAACGAAGCTGCTGAAAAAGGTAATGATGGTGGTGGTAGTAGTGGTGGAAGAGTTATTTGCACAGATCTACACAGAACAGGAGAATTATCTACTAGAGATTGGGTAAGAGATACAAAATTTACATTCAAAACATTATCTAAAACACACGTTAAAGGTTATTTACTTTGGGCAGAACCAACTGTAAAACATATGCAGAAGTATCCTAGATATAGAAAGATGTGGAAACACATTGCACAACACAGAGCAAATGATATTGCATGGAGATTGAACGAAGGTAAGTTTGATTTACTTGGAAGAATATATGCAGGTATAGGTGAACCCGTATGTTGGGCATTAGGTAACTTTGTAAGTGACAAACAAATTAGTAAATATAATTTAACACATTGGAGAAGAGCATAATGGCAATAGGACCAGGCGGTGAAGTTACAACAACAGGCTTAATGAATAAATCAAGTACAATAGCTAAAGCACCTGATATGTCTAACTTAAAGCCACCAGCTCAACCACAAGAGAAAACAGCTCCAGCAGCAGCCCCAAAACCAATGGTAGAAAAACCAGAAGTAAAAGATCCTGCAATGATAGCTAAATTAGAAAGCCTATCACCTGAAGAAAAACAACAATTAGATATGGTGTTATCACCAAGTCTATCACAGATTTTAACAAAGATTGTACCTGAAGCTAGTGACGTAATATCGCAGTTTACTTCTACGGAAGAAAACGTTATACTACCAGTATCAGTCGTAAAGAATTTTGCTAAGAAAAAGTATCCTAGCAGTACAGAACAAGAATCCATTCAAGGATTCGTAACAGAATTATCTGAGTCACAATCAGATGATAATAATAATGTGCCACCTGAGAATACACAAATGTCTAACCCTAACAGTATGATGGCTAAAGAACCTGATACTGCTATTGATCCAGAAACAGATTCAATAGATAATGGTGAGACAGAACTAGTATAATCTCAGCCCACAAATTATGGAAGTGAGCTACCCTTAACCATAAGGCACTCAACCTAAAAGGAAAAATAATGGAAGAGAACGAAAACTTAGCTGAAGTTTCAAACGAAACAGAAGTTAAACAAGAGACTAAACTATTTAATAAACCATCTAGTAAATCAATGTATCAGAAACATAGAGATGACGAAAGTGATCCCGAAACTGAGGCATTTGCTAAAGGTGAATTAAATAAATTTAATCAAGATAAAGCAGAAGCAGCAACCGTTCAAAAGGACACAGAAACATCTGAAGAAATTGCAAGCTCGGATACCGATGCTACTCCTTCAACTGAACGCCCTGAAAATGCAGAAGATCGTGTTTTTAAGAAACGTTATGACGATTTAAAAAAACACTATGATTCTACTTTGTTTAAGCACAAAGATGAAGTTAGAACTTTAAGAACGCAATTGGAAACGTCTACTAAAGACTTTGTTCCACCTAAATCCAAGGATGAATTAGAAGCTTGGAGACAGGAGTATCCTGATGTTTATGATATGGTTGAAACTATAGCTATGACAAAGGCTGATACTAGAGCAAAAGAGATGGAGGAGAAATACCAAAATCTGCAAGCTCAACAGGAACAAGTTAGTAAAGAGAAAGCAGAAGTAGAATTGTTAAGAGTACATCCTGACTTTACTGAGATTCGTAAGAAAGATGAATTTCATGAGTGGGCTAGTAAGCAAGATCCAGTTATTCAAAGTTGGTTGTATGAGAATACATCTAATGCACAATTAGCTGGGAGAGCAATCGATCTTTATAAGATGGATAAAGGTACTAGTACACTTAATAAGAAACAGGGAACAGCTGTTAAGAAAGAAGCAGCTAAGGCTATAACAAAAACTAGTAAAGCTACAGAATCAGATATTCCCACAAAGAAAATCTGGTCTAACTCTGAGATTGGTAAGATGGATAGAAGAACGTTTGCAAAGTTTGAAGCTGAAATCGATGAAGCATCAAGAGAAGGTAGGATTCAACCTTAAACTAACAACTATAACCACAGGCAAACATTATGGCAACAATGGGAAAAGCAACTGGCTATCAGAATTTACCATCAGGTAACTGGGCACCAGCAATTTATAGTCAAAAGGTTCAAAAATTTTTCAGAAGAGCATCAGTTGTAGAAGATATTACAAACACTGATTATGCTGGAGAAATTGAAAATTTTGGCGACACAGTAAATATAATCAAAGAACCTTCAATTACAGTGAACGACTACGCTAGAGGTCAAACAGTAAACACAGAAACACTTGCAGACGATCAAATTCAATTGACTGTCGACCAAGGTTCGTACTTTGCGTTTAAAGTAGATGACATCGAAGAAAGACAATCACATGTAAACTTTGAAGCTCTTGCAACTTCTTCAGGTGCTTATGCACTTAAAAAGAACTACGACTTTAATGTATTAAGTGCAATATACGCTGGAGCAAGTACTTCAGTAGGCAATACAGGAACAGACGGTACACCTATTGATGGTGATGCAGCAGTTGACACATTAACAGATATTATGTCAGCAGCTAAAACAGTTCTTGATGGTAACGATGTACCAGAAGAAAATAGATGGTTCGTTGCACCACCAGCTTTCTATCAACAACTTAGAAAAGCAGGTGCTAAAGTCGTTGATCAATCTGTTATGGCAGACGGATCAGCTTCAGCTATGAGAAATGGTATGATTACAGATAGACCTTTATTTGGTTTTAAAATGTATACTACTAATTCAATAGCTGTATCAAGCGGATCAGCAGCGAATAAAACATTTGGATCAGCAGGCTCTAACGAGTACGCTTTCCTTTATGGTCACCAAGGTGCAGTAGCAACTGCAAACCATATTGCGAAAACGGAACTTATCAGAGATCCTGATTCATTTTCAGACATAGTTAGAGGATTACACGTTTTTGGAAGAAAAGTTCTAAGAACAGAAGCAGTATTCTCTGGCGTAATAACAATAGGTTAATCATAGATAGGAGAAATATATTATGGCAACTTTCGATAAAACAGGAGTTGGTGGTACTACAGGGCATCCGTCTAATGGTAGAACACCTTACTTAGTAGAAAATACAATTGACGTAGATACGTTTAACCCAGCATCAGGAGATATCATTCAAGCACTTGATATCCCTGCAGAAACACTTATTATGCAAGCAGGAATTGAAGTAATTACTGCGTTATCAAGTTCAGTTACTATGGACTTAGGTATAACAGGTGGAGACGTTGACAACTTTGTTGATGGTGATGGTAATGGTACAGGATACAGTGTGCTTACAGCGACAGCTAATCTTGTTGTTGCTAGTGCAGATACTCTTGACATACTAACAGGTGGAGCACAATCCACTGTTGGTCTAATTAGAGTATGGGCAGTACTATGTGATGTATCAGGTATTGATGAGACAGATCATAACTAGTAGATAGATAGACAACTTAAGGGGGGGTATTTGTATCCCCCTTTAATTAAAAACCCTCCTAATAAAAATAATATAAATATAGGAAATAGTATGACTACTGAAGAGATAATAAAAAAACCTAAAAAATATTCTGGGGTTACACATAATATGTTAACTAAATCTTATATAAATGGAAGAGCTACTAACTCAGGGCAAAAAACTACTTTATTAAATGGTGGCATAGACTTAAATACTAAGAATAGAATACAAAATTTAGAAGACAAAGCTGAAGAACAATCTAACAAATTAGATAAAATAACTTCAATGCTTCATGCAATATCAGAAAAGACATCAGCTTCTTGAAATAATTTCTGAATACAAATCTGACCATACTGCATTAAAAAAGCAGATTGATGATTTAAAACAGCAATTAGATGAAGCACAGTCTAGGATTAAAAGATTATTAATCAGATGTGAACAGTTTGCAGAAGATAACAATACAACAGAGGAATAGATATGACAATAGATAATGCTAATAAAAAAAAGATTTATAGTAATAAGTCTAAAGAAGTTAAAGTAAAAGAAATAAGTCTTTCCTCTACAGGAAGATCTGGAGTATTGTATAAAGGAAAAATGAAAGACTATCCTGGTGTTACTAAAATTATTAAAACAAGTACTAATTAATCTATGACAACTACTTACCTAGTATTATCCAACAGAGTACTTAGAGAATTAAATGAAGTTGAATTAACTTCGGCTAATTTTTCTAGTAGTAGGGGTATACAAACTGCTGTTAAGGATTTTATTAATAAATCTGTTCATGATGTTTACAATGAAAGTGTAGAGATACCTTTACTGCACGCAACAACGACTCAAATTACTCACACTGGAGACGGTGAATATGCATTCCCATCGGATATGCGTAGAGTGGATTTTGAGTCTTTTTTTTTAAAGCCAAATGAATTACTTACTAATGGTGAGTTTACTTCTAATATAACTAGTTGGACTACAATAGCAGGTTCAGGAAGTGCAGCTTATAATAGTGGTGGAAATGGTAGACTAAGATTAAATGATTACGCAGCACATCAATCATTCTCAACTGTAGTAAATAAAACTTATAAACTACAAGTAAGAGTATTAGATTCAAATGGTACAGGTGCTTCTTTAAAAGTACAAGTAGGAACAGCTGCAGAAGGAACACAGAATTTAAACACAACAGTAAAAGTAACTGATTTTAATGCAGGTGAAATATTAGATGTAGAATTTACTGCTACTGCACAGACAACATTTGTTACACTAAACAATACAACTACAGCTACTAACCTAGATGTAGATTATGTAAGAATATCAAGATCAGAAATAGCAACTAGAAAGTTAAGCTTTGTATCTTATGATGATTACATGCAAAGATTTAAAGAACAAGATTCACAAAATAACAGTGGTCATTATGGCACACCACAATATGTATATAGAAAACCAGACTATACATCATTTGGATTAACTCCAATACCTGATAAAAATGATTATCTAATTAGTTATGAGTACTATCAAACTCATACAGATTTATCAGCACATGGAGATCTAATGACATTACCTGATAGGTTTGGTCCATTAATTGTAGATAGATCTAAGTACTATACATACATGCTAAGATCTGATCCAGATCATGCAAATTTATCTAACAGAGATTACCAAAGAAAATTAAGTTTATTAAAAACTGATTATAATTCTAGATCTGACTACATGAAAGATACTAGATTGTCAAACGGCAACTCAAAATTAGCAATAGTATAATATGGCAGATACTTCTTTATTAAAACCTTTTAGTGCAACTTGTGGTGGAGGCTTAGTCTTAAACAAAGATGTTTATGACATGGCACCAGGAGAAGCATTACAATTAGTAAATTTTGAACCTTCAACAGAGGGTGGTTATAGAAGACTTAATGGTACAACAAAATATAATAGTACAATAGTTCCACAAGTATCATCTTCTAATGAAAGAGTACAGATGTCTGCAATCTTTAATGATAAGATAGTTGCAGGTAGAGGTGGTACAGTATCTTATGGTGATACAAGTGGATCATGGACATCACTTGCAACTAGTTTAGGTACAGCACATACATATGATTTTGATAAATTTAACTTTAGTGGTACTAGTAAACTTATAGTTGCAACAGGAGAAGCCGCAGCATTTACAGTAAATACAAGTTTTGCAGTAGATGTTATAAATGCAACAGGTGGAGGCACTGCCCCTACTAATCCTAAATTTGTTAAGACTTTTGCCAATCATGTATTTTATGGTGGTATGTCTAACTCTACACATAGCATAATATTTTCAGTACCTTTTTCAGAAGATAACTTTACTTCTGGTAGTGGTGCAGGTGAAATAAAAGTTGGTGATGTTGTTACAGGATTAAAAGTATTTAGAGATGAATTATTTATATTTTGTCAAAGAAAAATATATAAACTTAGAGGGACTACTTCTTCTACATTTGCATTAGCTGAGGTAGCTAAAAATGTTGGTACAATTGCACCACACTCTATTCAAGAATTAGGTGGAGATTTAATATTTTTAGCTGCGGATGGTTTAAGAACTGTTGCAGGTACAGAAAGAATTGGTGACGTAGAACTTGGTACTATTTCAAAACAAGTACAAGAAAGAATTAATGAGATTACATATGACAATGTTGTTGCAACAGTAGTTAGAAACAAATCTCAATACAGATTATTTTATCCTAAAGATGCAGGATTAGAAGCAAGTCAAAAAGGTTTGTTAGCAGTAATTAAAACAAATCCAAATACAGGTCAATTAGGATTTGAATACTCTGATATAAAAGGTTTAAAAGTTTCATCTTGTGATTCCGATTATATAGATAATATAGAAACAATTATTCACGGTGGTTATGATGGGTTTGTATACCTTCAAGAATCTGGAAACTTTTTTACACACGCAACTACAACAGCAGCTATTGATGCTACATATAGATCTCCAGATATGACAATGGGAGATGCAGGTATTAGAAAATCAATGGATAGAGTTAATATAAACTGGGAGCCAGAAGGAATTGTTAGCTCTAGTTTATTTATAAAATATAATTACGATGATATAAACACTCCTCAACCAAGTTTAATTCCCCTAGAATCGTCATCAAGTGGAGCTTATTTTGGAACAGGAACATTTGGATTATCAGGTTATGGTCAAGGTGATTTACCTATTACTAGAGAGTCAATAGAAGGATCAGGCTTTGCTGTAGCTTTAAAAATAACAGACACAAGTACAAATGCACCTTTTGCAATAAAAGGATTCCAATTAGAATTTACACCAGGGGGAAGAAGATAATGGGAGCGACATACACAAGACAGAGTTCATCAGCTATTGTTGATGGGGGCGTTATTGAGGCAGCGGATATAAACGCAGAATTTGATCAGGTTCTTGCAGCTTTTGCAGTAAGTTCAGGACATACTCATGATGGCACAGCAGCAGAAGGCGGACCAGTTACAAAATTATTAGGCACAGCAATTACCATAGGTGATGCTACGGCAGGTACAGATATTGCTGTAACTTTTGATGGTCAATCAGCTGATGGTGTATTAACATGGATGGAAGATGAAGATTACTTCCAATTCTCAGATGACTTATTATTAACTACTACAGAAAAATTACAATTCAGAGACACTGCAATATATATTAATTCTAGTGCAGATGGTCAGTTAGATTTAGTTGCAGATACAGAAATACAAATAGCAGCTACTACAATAGATATTAATGGTGCTGTAGCTTTAAATGGTGCTATCACAGGTGCAACTAATATTACTCTCTCAGGTGAATTAGATGCAGCAACATTAGATATTTCAGGTAATGCAGATATAGATGGAACTTTAGAAGCAGATGCTATTACAATTAATGGTACAGCTATAGCCTCAGTATTAAGTCCAATAGCAGGTGGAACAGGTATAGTTACAACAGGTGCTTTAAACGCAGGATCTATTACTTCAGGATTTGGTACTATTGATACAGGTGCATCAACGGTTACAACAACAGGATTAATTAGTGGTGGATCACTAGATATTGATAATGTTTTAATTAACGGAACAACAATTGGTCACACAGATGATACTGACTTAATAACTTTAGCTGATGGAATTGCTACAGTTGCAGGAGAAATATCTGTAACAACTTTAGACATTGGTGGAACAAATATAACTTCTACAGCTGCAGAATTAAATATTTTAGATGGTGTTACGGCAACAGCAACAGAACTTAACCTTATAGATGGTGTTACATCTACAACAGCAGAATTAAATATATTAGATGGTGTAACTTCTACAGCAGCTGAATTAAATATTTTAGATGGTGTAACTTCTACAGCAGCTGAATTAAATTTATTAGATGGAGTTACATCTACTACAGCAGAATTAAATATATTAGATGGTGTTACATCAACTACTGCTGAATTAAATTTATTAGATGGGGTTACATCTACTACAGCAGAACTTAATATTCTTGATGGTGTAACTTCTACAGCAGCAGAAATAAATTTACTTGATGCAGTAGCTAGAGGTAAAATAATTTATGGTAATGCTAGTGGAGCTTCTGCTCTTTTAGCACCAGGTTCAAATGGAACAATATTAACTTCAGATGGTACAGATATATCTTGGGGTTCTGCTGGTGGTGGAGTAACTTTTAAAGAAGGTGGAACAAATTTTGTAGGAAGTTTATTAGTAGGTACTGATGGCACAGGGACTTTAAATGCAGCTTCTTGTAATACTGGAGTTGGATTTGAAGTATTTGATGATTTAACAAGTGGTGATGAGAATACAGCAGTTGGTCATAAGGCATTAACTAAATTAACTACTGGCTCAGATAATACAGCGATTGGAAGAAATTCTGGAGCTGCTATTACAACAGGTTTATGCAATACAGCAGTTGGAAATGATTCTTTAGAAAAAACTACAAGTGGTTGTTTTAATGTAGCTATTGGAAAAACTACAATGAAAGAAAATACTACAGGTGATAATAATACAGCTGTAGGTAAAGATGCTTTATTTGAAAATACAACAGCTAATAATAATACAGCTGTTGGTTTTGAATCTTTAAATAAAAATACAACAGGTGCAGACAACGCAGCAGTTGGATACAGAGCCTTATGTGCTAATACAACAGCAACACAAAATAATGCTTTTGGTTATGAATCTTTGAGAGCTAACACAACAGGTGCTTCTAATACAGCAATGGGTTTTCAAGCCTTAACAACTAACACAACAGCAGCTAATAACACAGCAGTGGGTGTAGAAGCTCTAAAAGATAATACTACAGGAACAGTAAACACTGCAATGGGAAGACAATCTTTACAAAATAATACAACAGCTTCAGGCAACACAGCTTATGGACATAACACTCTTAATACAGTTACAACAAGTGGGTGTAATACAGCAGTAGGTGGTAGTGCATTATTTAATAACACAGGTGCTAATAATACAGCAGTAGGTCATTCTGCATTAGTAGATAACACATCAGGAACTAAAAACGTAGCAGTTGGTGTTGGTGCTTTAGATGCTAATACAACAGCTAGTAATAACGTAGCAGTTGGTTTTGATGCTATGACAACTAATATAACAGGTTGTCGAAATTCTGCTTTTGGAGAAAGCACTTTAAGATTAAATACAACAGGAGATAATAATGTCGCCGTAGGTGCTTTTGCAATGGACGCAAATACCACAGCTGATGATAATACTGCTGTAGGTAGAACATCAATGGAATTAAACACAACAGGTTCTTGTAATGTAGCTGTTGGAAAAGATGCTTTAGCAAATAATACAACAGCAGCTAATAATGTAGCTGTAGGTTTTCAAGCTTTATTAATTAACACAACAGGTACTGGTAATGTAGGAATTGGAAGATATTCTTTAAAACAAAATACTACAGCTGGTGGTAATACAGCAATAGGTATAAATGCAATTTTAACAAATACAACAGGCTCTGCTTTAGTAGGTATAGGTGGAAATGCTATGTATGCTAACACAACAGGTGCAGATAATACAACTGTTGGACATAGTTCTTTAGAATCAAATACAACAGGTGCTGGTAATACAGCACTTGGAAAATCTGCTTTAGCAGCTAACACATCAGGTGCTGGTAATGTTGCAATAGGTTGTTGTGCTTTAGTATCTCAGACAACAGCTGCTTGCAGTACAGCAATAGGCACTTGTGCTTTAAAAACTAACGAAACAGGTACTGGTAATGTTGCAGTTGGTCATTGTGCTTTATATACTAATACTGCAACAGATAATACTGCAGTTGGAGAATTTGCTCTAAGAGATAATGCTGGTGGTATAAAT